CCGAGGGCAAGACTTTCATCGAGCATGCTCGCGCGTGGGTTAAGTCGCGCGGTTTGCTCGATGCCGATTCCGATTATGAGGGCATGCTTGGTCAAGCCGTGTTGCGCCTTGCTCAGACGCACGAGCGCGAGGGGCACAGCGGCATGAGCGCCAAGTTCGCGCGCGCTTATTTTAATTGGCTGTGCGATGCGTGGGACGGGCTAAACACGCTCATGCTCACCGACAAGAGCGCGGCCAAGGCTCGCGCCGCACTCGGCAAGTGTGCCACGGCGCAGATCAACGTCTTGCTCGGCGACGTCGACGAGCCAGACGCGACCGAGATCGCTCTCGACAAGGTGCTCGCTCAAGAGATCCCGATCGTCAAGGCCGAGAGTCGCGGCGACGAGCGGTTCGTGTTGGGCGTCGTGCTCGAACCGGAAACCGTCGACAGTCAGGGCGACATATACTCGGCCGAAGAGGTGCGCAACACGGCTCACAAATTTATGGCCGAGTATCAGCAGATCGGTTTCATGCATCAAGCCAGCCTGGCCGGGCGCGTCAAGATCCTCGAATCCTACATTGCTCCGACCGTGCTCAAGTTGGGCGGGCAAGAGGTCAAGGCGGGCACATGGTTGCTCGCGGTTCGCGTGCTCGACGACGCACTATGGAAGGCGATCAAGCGCGGCGAGTTCACCGGGTTTAGTATCGGTGGATCGGCAATGCGACGCCCCGAGCGTCAATCTTGACACACCGGAGCCGGGCCGGGATAGAATCGACTAACTTGAGCGGCGACACCGAGCCGCGCTATTCTGAGAATCGATGAGCACGTCGCGGAGCAAGGCAAAGGGTGAGAGCGCCAAGGCGCGGCTCACCGACATTGACACCGAAGAGGTGTCCATCGTCGACCGTGGCGCGAACAAAAGAAAGTTTCTGGTCGTCAAGCGAGAGGATCCGAGCATGAGCACTGAACTCAAGTCCGACGGGCAAGGCAACCTCACCGAGTCGAACAACGACGAGCCCGATCCCAAGGTGAGCAAGTCGGACGACAGCGGTGCCGACGGCGCTAGCGACGAGAGCAACGTCGACAAGGGCGACGACGACGACGAGAAGGCCGCCAAGGGCAAGCCGGGCGACGCTGACAAGGCGTGCGGCAGCAAGGGTAAGACGCGCAAAGACGCCGACGACGAGGGCGACGCCGACGACGAGGGCGACGACAAGGGCGACGACGACAAGGGCGACGTCGCCAAGGCGGGCCGCCGCATGAGCACTGAGCGGCTCGGAAGATTTCGCAAGGCTCTCGATCTGCTGAGCAACTTGATCCGTGAGCTAAGCGGGGAACCGCAATCCAGCGTGGGCAAGAGTGAGGCCGGGACAAGCGACGACTCGGCAATCGACTCGGTGCTCGCCAAGGTTGACGAGTTGAGTGACGTCGCGAAACGCCAAGCCGAAGAGAACAAGCGGCTCAGGGGCGAAAACAAACGGCTCACCGCCGAGAACACTCGACTCAGCAAGGGCGTTGTCGATCGAAACTCGGTCGACGTCGAAAGCGACGGGCGCACCGTCGATGCCCCCGAGGTATCGTGGCCGCTCGACATGAACGACGAGGTGACGCCCGAGCGCGTCGGAAAGGCAAATTGGTTCGGAGACGAATAGAACCGACGCGCCGCATATCCATCGAGAGGAAACCCCAACATGACAACCGGACTACTCGACAACCGAACCCTGCTCGCCAAGGCCGATCTCGCGCTGAGCGATCTCACCACCGACGGCGGGTTGCTCGAACCGGCGCAAGCTCAAAAGTTCTTGCGCATTCTCATCAAGGAATCGGTCTTGATGAAAATGGCGACGGTCGTGCCCATGCGCGCGCCCAAGCAGCTGATCGAAAAGATTCGGTTCGGCTCTCGCGTGTTGCGCCCGGGTCACGAGGGCACGCCCCTGCCGGCGGCCGATCGCTCCAAGCCCGATCTCAGCAAGGTCGAACTCGACGCGGTGCTCGTCAAGGCTGAGGTGCGTCTCAACAACGAGGTGCTCGAAGACTCGATCGAGCGGCAACAGCTCAAGAACACAATCATGCAGCTCATGGCCGAGCGCATTGCGCTCGATGCCGACGAACTCGTCTCGAACGGCGACACGGCGAGCGCCGATCCGTTCTTGGCGTTGCTCGACGGATTCCGCAAGCAAGCAACGTCGAACGTCGTGGCGGCAGGCACCGTGCCCCTGACCAAGACGGTTTTGCGCGACATGATCAAGACGATGCCGAGCGAGTTCTTGCGCAACAAGAAAGCGCTCCGGTATCTCACAAGCGTCGACGCCGAACTCGACTACCGTGACTCGCTCAGCGATCGCGGCACCGCACTCGGCGACATGAACCTCACCGGCGATGCACCCGTTGGCTACAACGGGATCATGGTCGACGACGTGCCCGTGTTCCCCGAGAACCTCGGCGGCAGCACGAACGAGACCGAGGTGATTCTCACCGATCCGAAAAACATGAACGTCGGCATTTGGCGCAAGATCCGAATCGAGACCGACAAAGACATCTCGGCGGGCGTGATCCAAATCGTCGCGACCATGCGCCTCGACGCCAAGTTCGCGCACGAGCCGGCAGTCGTAAAGGCAACCGGCGTCACCGTCTCGTAAGAGACTCTCGCACCTCGATTCGAACTCGGGCTCGGCGTGTGAGCGCGTCGAGCCCACCAGGCAAGCAAGCAAGCAAGCGACCCCAACAAAGGATCAACCATGGCACTCGGCACGATCACAGTCCCGGCCTCTCTCGACAATCCCGGTGGCCCGACCCCGGTGCAAGTCGACAACATTTCGTTTCTCGGCGACGACGCCTATGCGGCCGGCGGCACCGCAGATTTTCAGGCGTTGTTTCGCGCCGTGACCAAGAACAACCGCGAGGTGCTCGCCGTGATCGGCGGTGATTGCGGTGGCTACGTTCCGGTGTACGACAAGGCGAACGACAAGCTCAAGGTGTACGAGCAAACCAACGTCGCAACGTCGCCGCTCATCGAAACGGCAACTTCCGATCTCTCGGGAACGACGTTCAACCTCACCGTTCTGAGCAAGTAAGGGAGGCGCATGCCACTCGCTAGGCTCAAGCCATACGACAAGGGCGCCGGGCACTTGCTTCGGCGTCTCATGGTCGGCGGGCAATTGTTCGTCGGCGAGCGCGGTTGGTATCGCGTAAGCGAGGCCGTGGCGGCCACGCTCGACAAGATGCGCCAGCCGATCCCGCCCGGCGGCAAGGGCCCGCTCACACCCAAGGCGTTCGACATCACGGATCGCGCGGGCGCGGCCGAGATCGAACGCATCGAGCGCGAGGCTCGCGAAGAGCGCGCGGGACACGATCACCCGGTCGACCTCACGACGGTCGACTTGCGTGACGGTGTCGAGCGCAAGCCGGTGATCGACGTCGAGGGTGAGGCCGCCGCCGAGTCCGACGCCGACACTGGCTCGTCGCCTCGCGCGTCTCGCTCTCGCTCACGAGGTCGAGGCAAGCGATCGCGGTAGCGCGCATCGCGCGCCCGTGCCAGGGTTGAGCGATGAGCGTGAGCGCGGAACAGTTGGTTGCCACGGCCGAGCAACTTGTGCGCGGGGCCGCACGAGACGAGTTGCGCTCGGCCGTGGCGCGTGAGCTTGCCGACTCGCTCGCTCGCTCGCTCGCTGAGCGCGTCTCGACCGCGCTCGCGAACGGTGAGTTGAGTGTCGCGCTCAAGCGCGCGCTCGCCGAGGCCGGCGCTCGCGGCATGCGCGAGGATCAAGCGGTCGGGGTTGCCGTGGCTGGGTTGCTCATCGACAACGCCCGCCGGGCTGAGCGGCACCTCGTCGAGCGCGCTCAAGAGTGGCTCACGCTCGCGGCCGAGGCTCGCGGTCGGGCGCATGAGCGAAACGACCTCGCGCGGGCGCTCAGCGAGCCCGAGGCCGAGCCCGAGGGCAATCCAGGGCCCGAGGCACCCGAGCGGGGCCCGGGCGCTGAGAGCCCGGCTGAGGGGCTCGACGGGTCGGTCCATGGACCGGATTCTGGCCACGTTGCTCAGGCCCCTGAGAGCCCCGCTGAGAGCGTTTCGGATCCCGAGGGGCAAGGGCCCGCCGAGCCCGAGAACGAGTCGGAGCCGGCGGCACGCGGCGGTGGCGCACCCGTTTTGCTCGATCCGCTGCCGAGCCCGCCCATTGGCACCCGGCCGCCCGAGGTGAGCCCGTGACGTCGGTTGCCAAGGGCGAGGTGCTCGGGCCGAGCAACCCGCGGCTCGTGTTCATTGCTGGGCGCGAGGGCAAGGCAGAGGATCTCACCGCGCTTGGCTGGGAAGTGTTCGACGTGCACGACGATGCGAACCGGATCGAACCGGTGAGCGTCGACTCGGGCTCGGTCGATTTGGTGGCGCATCGACTCGGGCTCGGCCGCTATGCGATCACGTGGACCGTGCCGAGCGCCGAGCAAGTCGGCGCGCATGAGATCCGCTATACGTACCGATACGACGGCGACACCGTTGATCGCACGGCGCGAGTCGGGTTCGAGGTTCTTGAGGGGCCGAGCCCGCCCGGACCCGCTTACATCACGGTTGCGGCGTTGCGCGACGAAGGGTTGCCGTGCGGCCAAGTGAGCAACGCTCGCGCTCAAGTTGCGATCGCGATCGCAAGCCAGCTCATTGAGCACGTCACGGGTCGATTTTTCGAACCGAGGCACCTCACGATTCGAGTCAACGGCACCGAGAACCGCATGTGCTTGCTCGGCGATCCCGTGATCATGGTCGATTCGATTGCGCTCGACACGGATCCCGATCAACTTGGCGACCTCACGGTCGAGCCGAGCAACTATCGCGTATTCTCTCGACACCTCTCGCAAGGGTTGCTCAACCCGGACGATCGCGAGAACCCTAAGATCGAGTTTGTGCACGCTCGCGATTTGTACGGCATCGCGAGCCCCGTGCGCTTTCGCCCGGCCGCGTCGTTCTCACTCTTGTCGGGTGCATTCCCGAGCGGTGTGCAAAACACCGAGATCGTCGGATCGTTCGGCTACACCGAACCGGTCGCGGGTGGTCCACCGTGGGGCGTGACTCCGTTGCTCATTCAACACGCCGCCAAGTTGCTAGCGTTTCGCGAGGTGCGAACCCTCTCGAACGTTGATTGCCGACAAGACTCTCGCGAGCGTTGGCGCATCGTCGAGGAAAAGACGCGCGATCAATCCTACAAGCTCGCGCAACCGCGCCAGTTTGGATCTCAGATTACGGGCGACGCTGAGATCGACTCGCTGCTCACCATGTTCACGCGGCCGCCCGATCTCGGTCGGGTGTGAGCATGCGCGGTCGACTCATCAATCGCTTTCTCGCTGACATCGCCCGACTCGACACCGAGGCGAGCGCGGCCGATCCCGACGGTGCCGGACCGGAAACGAGCGGGTACGACGACGACTTTCGCGAGCCCGTCGTGATCGACGTCGACGACGGCGATGTCACGACGAACGTGCGCGGCGAGACGCGCCAAGAGCAAGCGACGATCACGGTGCCGTGCCAGGTCGAGACGGCCATGCACGAGCGGCTCAACATGGCACCGGGCGGCAACATACCAGACTCGCGCATGAACCTCGTTTTTCACTTCTGCGATCTCGAACAACTTGGGCTCATTGACGACGACGGCAACGCCAAGCTCAAGATCAACGATCGGCTCGTGCAGTTGCGGCGCGTGTGTGGCGATCAAGATGTCGAGCAAAAGTTGCCGTCGGGTGGGCTCTACGCGACGCATGTTTTCCCCACTGCGTTCGGGATTGGCCAGCGCAAGAATTTGCTCGTGATTCAGTTCGACGATCGCGAGCAATCGGTCGAGCCGTAGCATGCCGGTCGGGGTCAATCTCAGACTGATCGGGCAGTGGAAACAGGCGCTCACGGTGACGCGCAACCTCGCTCAACATTACAAGCGCGCTCAAGATCAGGCGGTTGCGCAAGAGGCTCACATGTTAGCCGGCAAGGTTGTCGAGTACATTGGCAAGGGCGTGCCGCCGCCACTGGCCGCGTCGACGCGCATGGTGCGCAAGCGCGGCGGAAGCAAACCGCTCAACGCGACCGGTGGGTTGCGGCGATCGATTCGAGCGCACAAGGTTTCAGACGGTGAGTGGTTCGTCGGCATACTCAAGAGCGCTCGCGGCAAGAGCGGCGAGGCGCTATACAACATCGGCTCGGTGCACGAGAACGGCGCAACCGTAGTCGTCGAGATCACCGATCGCTCGCTCGCGTTTCTCATGGCCAAGTTCAAGGGGCGCAATGCTGGATCGTTCGGTGGTAGCGTTGGCGGCGGCAGTGCCGGGGTTGGCACGATTGCCGTGATCAAGATCCCGCCGCGCCCGTTCTTGGCACCGACGTTCGAAAAGCACGCCAAGCCGCAAGACGTGCGCAAGCGTTTCGAGCAACGGTTTGCTCGCTTGTTTGCCTTGGGCAGTTGAGCACACAAAACACGAGCGCGCGACCATGTGGCCGCGCGCCGTGTGCCTCTCCTCGGTGTGTGGCGGGTTAGCTCGTGAGCAGCCCGGCCGACTTGTGCTCGTCGGCGAGCCGTGTGCCTTTGGCATCGAATGGCACGAACGGGATCGGGTCGGGCACGCTACCCTCGCGGCGACCGAACAAGAGCGAGCCGCCCGCGATCTGGTATTGGTCTTCGTCCCATGGAGTGACGCGCTCGCGTCGATGCCCGACGAGCGTCGTTGCGTTGCTGAGCAGTGCGCGAGAGATCCGATCGTGATCTCGGAACTGTTGCCCCGAATAGCTCTCGTCGGCCCAGCAGGCATCCACGAGCGTGGGCACTAGATCCTTGCGACGGCCGCGCACGAGCGCGTATTCGCGACGTTGCTCGAGCAGCCCGTTGAACAATCCGGCGAGCACGACGCGCGCGGGTAACTTGGTGAGATCCTCGGTCGTGGTTTGTGCTGAGCGCTCAACGACGTTCTCGTCGTTGGCATAGTTCCATGCCTGCAAGAACGGACCGATCTGTTGGAGCACGCGCTGCAACCCGTACCGGTACTGTCTGGCGATTTCTTCAACGCTCGATCGGTGTTGAATGCGAAACACCTCATGCCCCGTCTTGTTGATGATCGCCATGTTGCAACAGATGTTGAACCAAACGAACGCGGATCCGATGAGCGAACCGCCGCCGGTGTCGTTCGTCTTGACCTGTAGCCCGGCGCGCAACACCTCACCCTCGGCCCAGTGCTTGGGATCGATCGTCGAGTCGAACACTGCATTGATGCGCACGAGCCGGCCGTCGTATGTCACCGTTCCCCGCGCGCCCTCGGGCAATGCCTTGAGCACGCCCTCGCATACGACGTCGCTGTCGAATGCGGTGTAGCTCGGTGTAACCACGGCGAACACCTCGCGCGGGTTCGCACCGTTGCCGTTGTGCTCAGCATTGCGCGTGCGCAGCGTGAGCCGGTCGCGAGAGAACTTGATCTCGACGTTACGCTCGCGAGCCTCTCGCAACTTGTCCGTGTATGCCTCGATCTCATTCTCGAACAGCCGAAGCATTTGGTTGTTGAAATTGATCGCTCGCAATTCGGGCCAACACCTCTCGGCAAGGTATTTGCCGCCGCCCCAACCAAGACGTGAGCACAAGCCCGAGAACGCTTGCGGCGTGAGCTTGATCGGCTTGGGGTGCAACCCCTCGCCGGGCGCCTCACGCACGAGCATTGCGTGCGACTCGAAACCGATCGGACGGTTCTTGTAGCAGCCGGCATCGGGCGCAACGGTGAGGTCGCCGTCGTTGTGCATGCGCAAGTCGCTCGCGCACACGTCGACGTCGTCACGGTGCTCGCTCTCGATGCGCTTGATTACCGTGCTCAACTGTTCGCTCATGGCCGGCTGCTTTTCCCAGCGAGCGCGTACGCGCTCAGCATTCGACGCCTGAGCAACGAGCCCCGTCTCGGTGAACACTCGCGGCGGCGCGAACCCTGCCTCGCGCGCGGCCTTGCGTTGCGCCTCGACGCGAGCCTTGGCGATTGTCGTTGTGTTCGCCGTGTCGCTGTCGCCCGTGTCGCTCATCGCCTCGACGCTCGCGCGCGTGCTCGACGTGGGCGTGTCATCCGTTTCCTTTACACCGCACACCTCGACCCGGGTCTTGCCAACCTCGTACGGTCCAAGGTCGGCGATCAGCCGTTCGAGTTCGACCTCATAGTTGGCGCGGCCTTGCTCGTCGCCCTCGGCCGGGGCCGTGTCGCTTTCGACAATCTGACCGCGGTGCTTGAGCCGAATGCGCTGAATTGGTGCGGGTTGAGTGTTCTGATCGTGGCCGTGTTCGTGTGCTTGCATGGTGCCTCGCTTTTTTCGTCGGGTTTCGCGCTCTCGCGCGATCTGTTTTCAGTAATCTCCACTAGTTGAGCATCCAACCAAAAAATAGCAACCGCGGATTGAGCGAAAAATTCGCGAGCATCGTCCATGCTCGAATGGCGATCGAGTTGCCGATTTGCCACGGTGAGACCAAGTGGGCACACTATTGGGTGTGACGATTTCGACCTTCGGCGCGTTGATACACACCGACCCCGACGGGGCTCGCAAACAGATCCTCGACGCCCTCACCGCGGCCCGTGGCGACCGCTCTCGCGCGGCCAAGGCGCTCGGGCTCAAGACTGCCCGCACACTCTATCGATGGATTGAGCGGCTCGATATGTGGCCCACCGTCGACGCTCTCATCGCCGAGCGCGGGTTCGACAAGCTACCGGCCCCGCCACGCACTCGCGACCGAGTGATCGCCGCACTGGCCAAGCACAAGGGCAACGTCGATCGAGCGGCTCGCATGCTCGGGCTCAAGCCGGACGCGTTCCGCGCTCGGCTCAAGCGACTCAACATCGACGCGAAGGCGCACGCGCCGAATCATGGAGGCAAGGTATGAGCAACGGCAAACGTCCACCGATCCCCGGTCGGTCTAACACGGTGAGCGTGATGAGCGATCTGTCGGACCTGGATCGCAATGATCTCGATGGAGCGGTTTCCGTTTATCGTAAGGCGCTCAAGCTCAAGAGCGAGAACAGGTTGCGAGACGATCTCGGCGACGTGTTGGAGAATTTGCTCATGCTGCAAGACGTGCCCGACATTTTGCTCGCTCGGTTCAAGACGCTCAAGCTGTAGACTTGATGAGTTCGATCCGGTAACGCATCACGCGACGGGTGAGCGTTGGCACCGGCAAGTCGCGCCAGCGACCGCGACGATCCTTGCGCATGTTGCACGTGACGCCCGGGCGTTGATCGTACCCTTGAAACGCTGAGAGCCAACGAGCGAACAATGCCGGCTTGCCCGTGCGCTTGCGGCAGTGATCACGGAAGCCAGAGATCAGGCGAGCCGCGACGCGCAAGTTGTAAGCTCCATCCATGAGCCTGGCGATCGATGCTTGGCAACTCGACGACGACAACAACGGCAACTCGCGGCAGGCCGGGCGCATGGCGAGCACGTTGATTTGCGAGAGCCCGACCGAGTATTCGCGCGGCGGGTTGTTGTTCACTGCGCCCGGACTGAACCCCGACTCGAAGCGTACGATCGCGACGAGTGTGAACGGATCGAAGTGACGCGCGATCGCCTCGGCGCGGATCACGCTGGCCCAATGTCTCACGTTGGCGCGAGTCGCTCGCGGGTTCACGTAGCGAATCGCGGCCTCAACACGCGAGCGGGGTCGAGCCAGCGCATGCGCATGTGAGGTTGCGAGCATGAGCCCGAGCACGAGCGTGAGCGTGTGGCGCATGGTCAATCTTTCAAGAACTCGCTCGCGCGAGATCGCATGCGAGCATCGGCTCGACGTTGCTCGTCGAGTCGTTCGGCGTGGTGAAATTCTGAGTGTTCAATGCGACGCAAGATTGCGTTGTCTCGCCCTTGCCGTTCCCATATGCGCCGCTCGGCGGCGACGAGCGACGCTAACCTTGCCTCCTCTTCTCGGTCTGCCTCGTGCCCGAGTGCGGCGCACGAACGACACAACCCGCGGCGGGCATGAAACTCTCGACCGTGCGGCAGGGGTCGACGTCGCTCGCGCCAAGCCAACCATCGACCCCACCATGAATGCTCGATCTGTTGCCAGTCTTCGAACTCGACGACGGTGAAATCGACGACGGGCGCCTTGCATAGTCGGCACCGGTCTTGCCCGTTGCTTTGCGGTGCGTTGTCGACGACTCGCTCGATCGCTTGCGCTTGCGGTGAGTTCAGTGCGGGTGACGCGCTCTCGACGTGGCCGACTACCTCGACGACGGGCTCGATGTCACTGAGCGTCGGCGCCACGTCTCGCGGTCTGCGACTAGCCGGCAAACGCTCTCGCGCATGCTTGGGCTTGCGTATGCTCAACCACACGACGAATCCGATCAAGCCGACAAGTAAAAGAAACGCTGTGACCTTGGTGATGTCACCGTCACTCGGACCCATGTTGCCTCCCGGTTGTTACCTGAGCGCGTTGGCGCTCGACTTTCGGATTGCTCGCGCCTTGCGTTCGACGCGCTCAAGCCTACGCTCGACCTCGACACGCTCATGCGGTTCGGCAACCTCGCGTCGAGCCTTGAGTGTCTTGCGCTCGGCCTCGACTGCCGCGACGACTGCCTCATGATCCGCGGTCGAGTCGTTGCTCACCTCGGCCTGGATTTGTTTGGCGACGGCCTCGCTCGTCGCGCCTTGAGCATCAAGAAATCCGTCGAGCGTTCGAGCGACGCGGGTGAGCAACTGGCTCGCTCGCGCAACCTCGCGTCGCGCTTGCGCCGACTCTTGCCGTGCTTGCGCTGACTCTTGTCGTGTTTGGATCGCTTCCCGTTGAGCGCTTCGATTGAATAGGATCGCGGCGCCGATGCCAGTGAGCACGATGAGCGAGACCAGGCACAGCAGTATTGCGAGCGCCACGAATCGGCGCTCGATGCGCTTGATATACTTGAGGTGCTCAACGTTGGCGTTGGCCAGCGTGAGCCACGCCTTGCGCAAGGCGGGCACGTTGTCGACGAATCGCTTGAGCGTGTCGAGTTCGTCGGTTGTCGGCAAGGCCGGTTTGTTGGGCGGTCGGTGACTCGGGGTGCGAGAGATCACCTCAACGGCACCGTCGAGCGTATCGGGTCGCTCGCGCTTGGTCACTTGTCACCTCCCAACGCCGCGAGCCCATTGTTGCGGGCGGCCTCAATGTCATCAATGAGTTCGTCGGTTGTCGGTGTCGAGTCACGGTTCGGGCGTTGCCCGTTTCGGATCGAGCGTGAGACGGATGCCAGCTTGGCGCGTGCGGCCGTGTGCATAGCAAGGGCACGTCGTTCGCGTGGACTTGGGCGGCGGGTGAACATGGAGATCAGCTCATCGATCATTGCCGCACCGCACGTTCGAGTCGGTCGAGTGCCTCACCTTGTCTAGCATAGTTCTCAACGGCGGCATCGGCGAGGCTCTTGAGTGCGGCGGCGTTTTGCTCAAGTAATTCGAGGCGTGCGGCTTGGGCGGCGATACGCTCTCGACGTTCGAGGAAAAGCCACACGAGCAGAATCATCGCAGCCGGCCCGGTATAGGGGCCCGACTTGGTCAACACCTCGGCGAGTAGCTCGAACACTAGGCGGCCTCGCGCACGAACCGCTCGAACACATCGAGGGGGAAGTGTTTGCCCGGATCGGTGTGTGTGCTCTTGCGCACGCCGAGCGACACCTCGTTGTGCGTGGTGTAGCCTCGCAAGCGATCGGGTATTGGCTTGCCCGCCTTGAACAACTCATAACCCTCGCGCACCTTGTCGCGGTCAATGAACTGTAACGGAATGTTCCATCGGGGCAGAGTGCGACGAGCCGCAAGCTTGGCCGCATTCCATATCACCTCGATCGAATACTCATCGAGCCACTCGTCGCGCGACTGTCGCGCGTAGCCGGCCATTTCATACCCGACCCCGGTCGCATTCGCGCCGGGTGCGTGCCATGCGATCCGATCCTCGGGCACGCACGCGACGATCGAATCGTTGTCGATCGCATAGTGCCATGAGGCGCGCGGTGCATTCGAGCCGGCACCCCATGCGGCAACGGCCTCGGCCGTGCTCCCTTTCTCAACGGCCTCCATCGAGTGCAACACGAGCAAGGCAACGTCGCCGCGCTTGGCGCGGGTGTAGTTTCGACACTCGACGAACTTGATCGAGTCGAGGTCGAACTCGTTGAGTGTGATCCCGTCGGGCAGGCTCGGGCGTTCGGGCTCGGGTCGCACGCCAACGTCGGCCATGATTGCCGCGCGCGTCTTGGGACCGACCACGCCGTCGGCAACGAGCCCGTGCTCGTCTTGCCACTGCATCACGGCGAGTTCAGTTTTTGGCCCGTAGTAACCGTCCGTCTTGGCGCCGACAACCGCTTGCACGAACGCCACGTCGTCGCCGCTCATGTTGGGTTTGCGCAAGCGCAGCGTGCGAGTGAACAAGGGCGCGGGCGTGACGACGGGCAGGCTCGGGTGAGTGTCGCTCGTTTCGGTTGAGCCGCGCCACACGCCGACGGCCGGGTGCCTGAGCGTGAGCGGCCCCTCGCTCGATACGAGCCCCGCAAGTCCCGCGTCGCTGGCGATGTCCATGAGGTCGCGCTCGACCGCGTGCGAGCCACTGAGCGCGAGCATGCACTCACGACGCACGAACGTTGGGAATTGGGAATAGTCGGTGAACTCATCGAGGTCGTGCGTTGTGCCGGGGCCCGGTTGCCACACGTGACCGCCCGCCGGTGTCGCGGCTTGATAAGGTGCACGATCGTAGTGCCAACCATAGTTTGCCGATCGCGCCGGCTTGCCGACTAGCTTGGTGGTGTTGCACCAATCTTTGCCGACGGGGCGCATGATCCCGCAACGGCCGGCACGCTCATGCTCGATCGCTTCGTGGTGTTCGACGAACGACGACGTGTTCGCCATGTTGCGATCGGGATCTTGCGTGTGCGGTGTCAACTTGATCGGTGCGGCGTGCCATGTGTGATCGGCCAACTTGGCTGTCGGCAACACGGCGCCAATGAGGTCGGCGACCCGCTGTGCGGTCTCGTGCGTGGTGCACACTCGCACCGAGTCGTCGGGCGTTCCGATGCGTAACGAGTCGGTTGACACGAACACCGTGAGCCGCGCATCGCCCTCGACGATCACCAACGGCGCCCAAGTGATCACGTAATTGCCGGCCTCGACCGCATCAAGGATTGCGGCCTCTCTCAGCGCATCGTGTTTCTCTGGCAACCCCTCAACAAACCTAGTTCCGGTTTCGCTCATCGTGCGATCAGCCTAGCACGAGTGGACCGCGGCTCGCTCGTGGCGGTAGACTGGATCGCGATGGCCGTGCCCACAATCACCAGCGTCGACCCCACGATCGGTCCAGTGTTCGGGCGTAACGCAATCGAGATCGCGGGCACGAACTTTCGGTTGCCGCCCGCGCCACCCGCAACCGGGCCAACCTACCTCGACCCGATCGTGCCCACGGTCGCGGTCGAGTTCGACGGTGAGCCAGCGCTCGGGGTCGAGGTGCTCGCCGACACGCTCTTGCGTGTGCTCGTGCCGTCGCTCGATCGTGGGCAACACGCGATCACCGTCACCAATCTCGACGACGACGGAGATCCGATCGTTGGTGAGACGGTTACGGCGAGCGACGCCTATGCTACCAAGCAACCCGCGATCACTCACGAGAGCGAGCACGACATCACGCGACTCGTGCGTGCGCTCATTCGCGAACTCAAGCGGCAAGTGATCGACGAGGTGTCGCTCACCGTGCACACGGATTACGACGATCAAACCGGCGATCAGTTGCACACGACGCACGTCGCTTCACTGCCGGCGCTCCTGCTGGTCGGCCCCGACCTGGCCGAGAATCGTTTCTATTCGATCAACGAGCCGCCCGAGTACGACGACGACACGAGCGTCGAGGGCGACTTCGTGCGAACTCGCGTGCCGGTCACGTACGACGTCGAATTCGAGGTGATCGGGGTGAGCAATCGCACTCACGAAATGCTTAACCTCATGGGCGCGTTGCTCGGTTTCATGGAGAGCAACAAGACGCTCGCAATGGACCGCGACCCGAATGATCCCGCGCTCGGTCGGGTGAGCTACGAGCTAGAGTTCGTGGACCGCCCGACCACTGCAACGCGCTCGAATCTATCCAACCTTCGGCATTTCACGAGCCGAATTTTGATCCGTGGTTTCGACGTCGAGGCACAAGCGGGGATCGCGAGCGGAACCCGAGCAAACGTGCCGAAGCATGAGATCATTAGCGGCGGTAAGACCACGCCCGAGGGCGTCGAACTTGAGGGCGCAAACACTCTCGCGGTATCGTCTCTAGTTGTGCGCTCCATCGGTTCGCGGCAGGATCCCTAGCATGCCAGTCAAAATTTCGAACAACGTTCGCCGCATGCTCAGTTTCAATCTTGTCCATGGGGACTTGCTCAAACAAGTCACCGTGCGCACGACGGTCGCCCTTGCCGACGGTCGCCGCTACCCCAAGACGCTCGCGCGCCGACTGCCGCGCGACTTGACTCTCACCGCCAAAGGCACGCCGGGTTCGAGTGTGGACGGTTTGCCCGATGCGGTGCTCTCGTGCCCCGACATCGCCAACGCGATCAAGCGGCGCGAAATCTCATTCAGCAAGACGGCCGCCACGACTGAGGACAGCGCCAAAGTCGAGACGTCCGCCGACACTCAGCCCAGCAGACGCAAGAGAGGTCGCCGATGAGCGCACAACTACTCGCCAGCAAGATCGTACTGAGAGAAGAGCCGCCGCAAGTTCGCACGATCCAAGCGGTGCCAACGGCGATCCCCCTGTTCGTCGGCGTGGCCGAGCGTGGCCCGGTCGTTGGCGACGGCGATACGACCAAGGCCGTGGTCGTCACTTCGTTCGAGGACTATGCGAGCAAGTACGGTGGGATCACACTCAACGCGCAAGACTTGCCGATCGCGGTGCAAGCGTTCTTCGATGGTGGCGGAGCACGTTGCTACATCTCGCGCGTGGTGCATTACACTGACATCACGAGCGCGGCGACCAAGACGAGCGTGGCGGCGACCAAGACGTTGCAGACTGCGGCGGGCGGGGCAACCGCGGGCGTCGTGACTGGCAGCAACGCCGAGCCGTTCTCGCTCGACGCTGGCGACACGCTCTCGTTCTCGATCGACGGTGGCGGCAGTGACGTCGCCACGTTCGACGCGGCGGCGGCGAGTATCACCTCGGGCAACACCGAGACGTTCGCTCTTTCTGACGGGCAAACGCTGCTCGTCGAGATCGACGACGGCGGCATCCAAACGATCACGTTCAACACGGCCGAGTTCAGTGACATCGCCAACGCTACGGCGGCCGAGGTTGCCGCGGTGATCAATGCCGAGATCGTGGGAGCGAGCGCGGCACCGAGCACGGGCGCGGTCGTGATCACGAGCGACTCGCAAGGCACCGGCAGTCAAGTCGACGTCTCGGGCGGCACCGCCAACACGGCGCTCGGGTTCTCAACGACCCCGGTCGACGGCACGGGCGACGTCGACAACATCAAGGCCGTCACCGTGGCCGAGGCGATCGCCGTGATCACTGCCGACGTGGCGGGTTGCACCGCGAGCGATGTCTCGGGAGCGTTGCGCGTCACGAGCAACACAACGGGCACGTCGTCGAGTGTTCAAGTCGAGGCTGCAAGCTCAGCCGACACCGCGTTCGGGTTTGACAACGCCACACACTCGGGCACCGATGCGGGCGCGGTCAACACGCTACAGGTCGACGGCAAGACGGACGGCGCGTACGGCAACGAAATCACGTTGCGCGTAGAGAACGCCACGAGCGGGCTCGCCGACGAGTTCAACCTCGCCGTCGAGCGCGGTGGCGTCGACGTCGAAATCTGGCCCAACCTCAGCATGGACGACACGGCGGCGAACTTCGTCGAGAACGTGATCAACAACGCGAGCACGGGTTCGGATCTCATTGCCGCGACCGACCTCGATGCCGTGGCCGCGAGCCAGCGACCGGCTAACGGATCGTTCGTCATGTCCGGAGGCAACGACGGGCTCACCGGTCTCGCTGACAACGATTTCATCGGATCGACCGTGAGCAAGACCGGCATCCGTGCCGGCGATGTGATCGACGAACTCTCGGGGCTCGCGGTGCCCGGTCGCGCGACGGCGGCCGTGCACAACTCCATGGTCTCGTATTGCGAGTCCGTGCGCGACATGGCGTTGTTCC